GGCGACGGCGACGGCTACGGCTACGGCTACGGCGACGGCGACGGCTACGGCGACGGCTACGGCTACGGCTACGGCTACGGCGACGGCGACGGCTACGGCTACGGCTACGGCGACTGACCCACCACCCCAACCCCACTTCCACCAGAGGATTCCATGCCCCATGAAACGCCCCGCCAGCCTGATCCCCTTGAGGCCGCCGGCCCCGCCTCCACCCAGGACACCCGCGCCGATCATGCCTCGCCCCCTGCCACGGGCTGCCTGAACGCCCTGGCTCCCGACTTCGCCCGCAACCACATTCGCGCCGTCCTCGCCGAGGTCCAGGACCTTTTCCGGGCGCAGCAGGGGCTCAACCTCTCGCTCTGGGAACAGGGCGCCAGCTGGGAGCGCGTCATCGCCAAGTTGCTCGAGGCGAAGTCCGCCGCGATGCGAGCCCGCAACGGCTTGGCAGAGCAGATGGAAGAGGAACGCCTCGACCGCCTCTCGCCGCCCCAACCCATCAACCTCGCCGGGTTCGCCGGCGACTTCTTCGGGATCGCCCAGCATCCCGAGATCCGGAGACCTGCATGAGCCACAACGCGCTCGACACTGCCCTCGTCAAGCTGGCTGCATCCAGCACTGCGCTGGAGTACACATCCCGCCCGAACCTGAAGGATGTGAAGAAGGCCCGCGACGAAGCCAAGTCCGCCTTCAAGATCCTCGACGCCGCCGTGGCACTGCTCGAGGAGGGCGTCTACACCGTCGCCGAAGAACCGCCCAAGGACGAGCCGCTCTTCAACACAGCCGGCCAGCCTGCCGCCGGCGTCCACATCGCCGAGCCGGAAGAAACCCCCGTGGGTGAACCCGAAACGCCCACCGCGCCCCGCGGCACCCTCGGCATGACGCCGCCTCACGCTCTCGATGGCCTGAGTGAGAACGATGCCCTGGTAGCCTTCGAGAAACGCCTTGAGGACGCCGAGCAGGTCTGGCGCGAGGGCGGCAAGTCCATGAAGGCCTTCAAGGCTGTTCGCAAGGGCTGGATGCAGCTCTGGGCCTACGACACGCGCACCGCCTTCGACGCCCTGACCGCTGCCTTGGATCTGCCCGAGTCGGACCTGCTACCGCCCCAGAAGTCTGAACCGGCGGCGCTCGTCACCGCGCCCACCACCGAGGACCGCCTCGAAGGGGAGCCTGACTGGGAGAACACGGCCATGGTGTACCTCGAGGAAATGGCCGACGGTCTGCTGACGGAGCTGGTAATGCTCGAGGATGTCGTCCCGGACCAAGTCGGCCTGCGCGAGCGCTGGGCCTCGGCCTTCAAGGTGAATCCGAAGGGCACCTGGCGTGCCGCCAAGGCCATCATCGCCGACGAGAACGCATCCCTGGAGGTGCCAGAGGAGTTGATGCCGGCGGAAGGGGGTGCGGCGTGAACACCATCACCCCCAAGCCCCGCCGCGAGTACATCGGCTCCACGGACATCGCCAAGCTGGTCGGCGCCTCCCCCTCGACCTACGGCGGCCCCTACGCCGTCTACCTGGCCAAGGTGGAAGGCGCGGAGATTGCCGACAACCCCGCCATGTGGGCCGGCAGGCACCTCGAGGCCAGCGTGGCCACCATGTACGCCGAGCGCACCGGGCACACCCTGGACCAGCCCCTCGGACCTGCCCTGCACCCCAGCTTCCCCTACCTCGGTGGCACCGCTGACCGCCTGGTCGTGGACGATCCCACCCTGCTGCTCGAGGCGAAGACCGCCGGCGAGGACCAGCTGCGGGAAGTGGACGCCGATGGCAACCCCCTTTGGGGTCCAGAAGGCTCCAGCGGCCCCGATTCCGTGCCGCTCCACTACTTCATCCAGTGCCAGTGGCTCATGGGGCTCACCGGTCGGCGCCGCTGCGACCTGGCGGCCTTCTTCCTCGGGCGTGCCCGGACCTTCCGGATCTACCGCTTGGACTTTGACCCCGCGCTCTTCGAGAGCCTGGTGGCCGCCGGCGTTGCCTTCTGGCGCGGCCACGTGGAGTGTGGCGTGCCCCCCGCCATGGACCTGGTGCCCACCGACGAGGTTCGCGCCTCGCTGCTGAACCAGGCCCTGCGGGAGAAGAACGTGCTGCAAGCCTCTCCTGAGGCCGCGGCCGTCGCTCTGGATCTCTACCGCGCCTCCCGTCAGCGGAAGGCCCTCGAGCAGGTGGAGGAAACGCTGAAGGCGCATCTGGCCCAGTCCATGGCCACATCAGGCGCTCAGAAACTCGAGGGCAAGGCCGCCGGCGCGAAGTGGTCCATCTCCGTCATGGGCGGCGGGACCAGCACCAAGGTTCAGCACGAGGCCCTGGAGCGCGACCTGGTGAACGAGCTCCTGGCCCGCGGCATGGCCCGGGAGGAGGTCGAAGCCCTCCAGGCCGCCCACACCATCACCTTCCCAAAGACGCCCTACCTGCGCGGCTACTGGACCGCGCTGGACAAGGTGTTCGGCAACACCCTCCCCGAATCCACCCCCGCCGATCCGTCGGCCGCCTGACCCGGAGCCTCCCCTTGAACATGCAGCTCGCCACCCCTGTCTCCGCCGCCCTTGTGCAGCCCCCTCCCGCCTCCATGGCGGCCATCGAAACCGCTTCGGCCAGCGCGGCCGCACTCGCCCGCGCCGGTGTCGAGGCCCGCTACATCATGGCGATGCGCCAGCCGCGGAACATCGACTCTGTCCGCCTGAAGATCCTCGACGCCTGCAAGCGGACCTCGTTCGCTGAAGCTGCCCGCTACGCCAAGCCCATCGGCGGCTCGAAGGTGGAGGGGCCGTCCATCCGCTTCGCCGAGGAGGCCGCCCGCGCCCTGGGCAATCTCCAGATCGAGGGCGCGGTGGTGCACGAGGACCAGGAGCGCCGCATCGTGCGCATCACCGTCACCGACCTCGAGGCGAACCTCACCTATCCCTCGGACATCGTGGTGGCGAAGCAGGTCGAGCGCTCCCGGGTGAAGGACGGCCAGCAAGTGCTCGGCCAGCGGCTCAACTCCAAGGGCATGACCGTCTTCATCGTGGAGGCCACCGAGGACGAGCTGCTCGTGAAGCAGGCTGCCCTCACCTCCAAGGCGGTGCGCACAGCCGTCCTGCGCCTCCTCCCCGGGGACATCCTGGACGAGGCCATGGACCAGTGCATCGCCACCCTGCGCAAGCAGGACGAGCAGGACCCCACCGCCGCCCGCAAGAAACTCACCGACGCCTTCCACGGCGTGGGTGTTCGCCCCGAGGATCTCGAGCTCTACCTGGGCCACCAGCTCGCCCAGTGCACCCCCGCAGAACTGCAGGACCTCCGCCAAGTCTATGCCGCCCTGAAGGAGGGCGAGGCCACCTGGCAGAAGGTCATGGAGACCCGGAACGGCGGCGCGCCCGCAAAGGACGATGCGCCGCCGGCCGTCTCCAAGCGCTCCTCGAAGCTGGACGCCATCAAGGGCGCTGCCGTCACGGAAGCCCCCGCCCAGGCCGCACCCGCCACCCCGCCCGCCGAAGAGGACCTCGGCGACTTCCCTTCCGCGTGAGCCCCATGAAAATCCTCCGACTCGAAGCCGAGAACTTCAAGCGCCTGCGCGCCGTGGAGATCGCCCCGAACGGTGACCTGGTGCAGGTGACCGGGCGCAACGCCCAGGGCAAGAGCAGCGTGCTGGACAGCATCGCCGCGGCCCTCCTGGGCAAGGATGCCTGCCCCTCTGACCCGATCCGCCATGGGGAGGAGAAGGCCACCATCCGTCTGGACCTGGGTGAGGTCGTGGTCACACGCAAGTTCAGCCAGGGCGGGGGCTCCACCCTCACCCTGACCAATGCGCAGGGGGCCAAGTTCCCCTCCCCTCAGGGCATGCTGGACAAGCTGCTGGGTGCCATCGCCTTCGATCCCCTAGCCTTCGCGCGGATGAAGCCCCGGGACCAGTTCGACCAGCTGCGCCAGGTGGCCAAGGTTGAGCTCGACCTTGACGAGCTCGAGGCATTGAACCGCCGGGACTACGACCGCCGCACCGAAGCGAACCGCGAGGTCAAGCAGCTCCGCGCCCAGATCGAAGGTCTTCCCGCCGACCCGCTGGCCGGCGCCAAGCTGGTGAATGTGGACCACCTGGTGGAGAGACTTTCCGAGGCCGCTGACGCCCGGGCTGCATGCGACAAAGAGCAGGCACGCCGGGCTGAGGCGGAGCGTCAGCTGCAGGCCAAGCGGGACCGCATCGCCGCCCTGCGCAAGGAAGCGGAAGGGCTCACCGCCGAGATCAATGTCATCAAGGCCGACATGGAGCTGTGGGCGCCCCTGGAATGGCCCGACGACCCTTCCGCCATCAAGGAGGAGATCCAGCAGGCCCAGGAGCAGAACTCGAAGACCCGCACCGCGGCCGCCACCTCCGAGAAACGGAAGGGACTCCTTGCCCGCGTCGAGGAGCTCGAGGGCCAGGCCAAGTCCCTCACCGAAGCCCAGGAGGCCCGGCAGGCGGCCAAGGAGCAGGCCCTGGCGGCCGCTGCCTTCCCTGTGCCCGGGCTCAGCCTGGGTGATGGCCAGGTGGTCCTGAACGGCGTGGCCCTGGCCCAGGCCTCCAGTGCGGAGCAGCTGCGGGTGAGCACCGCCCTGGCCATGGCCGCCAACCCGAAGCTGAAGGTGATCCTGATCCGGGAGGGGAGCCTGCTGGACGAGGAGAGCCTGCGCCAGGTCGCCGGGATGGCTTCCGAGAAGGGCTACCAGGTGTGGATCGAGAAGGTGGACTCCACCCGCTCCGTCGGCGTGGTCATCGAGGACGGCGCGGTGCTGGTGGACCACCAGGCCGCCAGGCCGAAGGCGAGCTGACCCATGTCCCACACCCTCACCCTAGAGCAGGAGCACGCCCGTGGCGAGCTGATGGCGCACCTGGCGCAGAAGCCGAAGAGCCACGAGGTCTACAGCCTGGAGGCCTGGCGCGACCGGAAGGCCGTCCTCGAGGCGGAGCTGAACAAGGCGATGGGCGGCGCTCACC